CATTTTCTAGTATAGAAGTAAGGTATTCAATCAAAAATCCTGTCAGAACAACTACATAGATAAAATTAAAGAAAGCAAATGCAGCTATTTGTATCAGGTTTGTACGGCTTTCATACTCCTTTTCGAACGCATGAATAATATAGAGTATAACTAGCCATATTGCAATTTTAATCCAACAGCGTGAGAACCTAAATGATTCAAATTTCTTTCCAAGCTTCCGGGATGCTTTTATTCCAGTACGAACTTCAACAATAACAGCAATAAACATGGCAAAGGCCAAAGCGGGTTGAATCCCAAGGCTATAAGTTACTATTCCAGATAAAAATGAAATAGTAAGCATCAGTCCCTGCAGCTGATATTTAAATGTTGGGAATAACGATAACAGGAATTCTTCAAATGAATGCCAGTCGTATGCTGCCAGGAATTTTTCTATGTAATTATTCATGACTTCAAATTTTATTGTTCAAATACCCTTGTAGTCCAACCCTTGTAAAATTTCCACTGGGTTGGTTTATTCTTACATATTTTGTAGTACTTCAGCAGCCTTTCATACTTGTATAATTCCAGGAACTGTGCCTTCGTCATCAATGGCCGGCAATTAAGTTTTACAATAGAATCCTGAAGAACACGAATAGAATCATGTTTGATCCTGATATCGTTTTCATAACTGATCAGAAACTTTTCGTACTGTGATGCCAGGAATGAAATTGAATCATATTTCCCCTTGTAATACTCCGTTGAATCAATCTTAACCGATCCTTTGCCAATAACAGGTTTTGCCTGGGTACAGCTGATAATAACAGCCATAATAGCTAAAAACACAATCTTTTTCACTATACCATTGAATTTAAACGTTTCACTAATTCTGAATCAATAATACCGGTTACAGGTAATCCTGCAATACCCTGGGCACGTTTTACGGCAGGCTTTACACCTTCGTTAACCGCCGAATCAACCAACATATCAGCAATACTTTGATCTGATAATCCATCTCCACCAACTTTGTCCCAAAAATTTGCCTTATAAAAGGAAATTACAGCATTTTGCAACAACTCAATGAATGAAAGGGAATTAGGAAATTCTTCATCTCCTTTCGCATGATCAATAATTGGCCAACCTGGCCAGTTTTTCCAGAAATTACGGGCAATACCTTTGTATGTTTCACCTCCTGAATCATCCGGGTCATTTACATAACCGCCTTCAGTCTTTAAGACTTTTAAAATTGAATGTTTGAAGTCTGCCATAATATGTTATTTAATAGTGTTTTGAATTCTATCTTTATAGTCCTCATAATTGATGCCTGCCCGAGTAAAATGTTGGCGTATGGTCATTTCTATTTCGGAACTATTAAACTTACCACGTATAAACCGTGATAACCCAGGACCTAAAACAGGATCTTCTTTAAAATCACAAGGTTTTGCCTTCAGTATAAAAAAAGCTTCCTGGTCAACGCATTTGCCAACAACAAGACCGGATAATATTAACCCTGAAGAATCACGAACCACATTCACGGCTAGTTCTAAATTTTCGGTAAATAGTATACCCTTTCGATTCTTATCCATCAGTGCGTTATCGTTATATCTTCAATATCTTTAAAATTCTCTTTATCCTCAATCAATGCCAATTTAGCCTTTGTATAATTTTGTGCTGCTAAACCACCATCAGCAGGAGTAGCTGCAGGAGCGCCATTAATCGCACTGATAATACTATCTACCCGTCTTGTCATCTTATCCAGTTGCGTTTTAAGTTCCAGCGTATTCGTCAACCCACCATTATCACCACCATTATATTCAACCAGATCTGTTTCGCTTGCATAAATAAGCCATGAAACAGAATCGTTACCTTCCAGTATACCTACGATACAATCACTATCAATTGCTGGTTTTACATCGCAGGAACCAAACCCAAGGGCAACATCATAATAAGCCAATTCATCGCTCATCCCTTCGGCTTCCATCGTTCTGGCTTCCCAATCAACCGACTTACATGTAACCATCCTTATTTGAGCCTGCATGTTGCCGTTTAAATGCCGTTTAAATAGCAACATAAACTCATCCGCTGCCGTTTCCATGCTTCCACCCATAAAATCGAAATTTCGCGCTTAAAATGCGCCGTTATAAACTAAAATAGTTTAGTTCTGTTTTTTTAATTAGCTGGTTTTATTTCCCAACTTAGCAACTTGCCTGTAACCACCGGTTGGAGAAACTGTTTTTTTTACCGAATCAATGTAATATGCTCCGTTTTTCTCCGGGTAAATGTTACTGTACAGGTCAGCAATCATTCCATGTTCCAGACGTGGTATTCCCCACAACGTTATTTCTCCATCAAGACCGGGTTTCATTGCATTGGTATACGTCGTTTCAACGATTTGTTTAATTTCTACCAGTGTCAGGTTTGGTTGCTTAATGATAATGCCATTTGAATTCTTTTCCCCTTTCGAATACTTCAGCATCTTTCCGTTTCTCTGAAGACTCTCTAATCGGACATAGACTTTTTCTATACTCTTTTCCTTAAGTGTTTCTGAAGCCTGCAGATCAAGGTTAATCTTTACATGCTTACCTCCATCAATTGATGTACGACCACTTACAAGCGTTTTACATCGAAAATAAGTATACAGTCCCATTTTTGATTTAAGGTCATCCAATATCTCTGAAACCAACTTCATTGAATATCTGACTGAACCTAATGGAGAATCATCACATTGAATTGTATAACCTGAAGCTATTTCACTCAACAACTCTTTGAGGGTGCAATTTCGCTTTGATATAGATATCGTTTTTCGTTTTAGGTTGTACATTTCATCTTCGCATTTTATCACCACTGGGAATCCCGTAGACACCTGCAATACATACCCATTAAATTCATCATATTCATCACCATTGTAACCGGCACTAATCACTACAGGATCACCTTTTTGAAAGATATCATTCACCTTAAGTTTATCAAAGTTTCGCATATTACGTGGAAACTTTATTTCTGCAATACCTGTCAGCATTTTAAATCCAGATTCAATTTCAAATGAAATCAATCTTCTTACATTTATCTCCTGACGTCCATGAGCTGCAGGAAAATGAACTAAACAACTAAAAGCTACTGTCATAATCCGGTTAATAAAAATGCTTCATCACTTGACGCCTGAATTTCATATTGTATCAGTCCTGGTTTCCCTTGTACCGGTGAGAACCGTGGAGTTTCAATAACAATATGTGAAATATATCTGTCCGCAAAAATGGAACCTTCAACCTTAATCGAACCGGCTATTTCACTAATCCTATCAAGATAGTATTGTTGCTGCTTGGCTGTTTTTTGACTTTCTCTAGATTCATCATCGACTATAATCCCACGTATCGAAATTTCCCAGTCATCAAGTCCCATGATTTCTTTCACAGAACCCTTACCTCCGATTGTTTTTTCTTTCACAATATTTTTAGGCCTTGAAAACTCAACAATAGTTGCAACCGGAAATTCAAATCGAAATGCTTCACGCTCAACCAGCTTGTCATTTGAACCATAAATCATATAAGGTAAATCATCGGGAACAGCCCAAAATGTTCCTAAAATAGGGGTTCCAAATTGACTCAGGCGATCATAAGCATCTTCCGGTTTTACAGTTACTTTATAGCGATCAAGTAGAACCTTTGCTTCTTTATCGGCAGGAATGATATAAGGCTCATTAAATAGCTGAGAAAGCAAATTAATCGCTGTGTCAATCCCTAATGGTATATATCCATTCATATTAACCCCTGTGTCAATGCCTAATGGTGTATATCCGCTCATATTATTGTAGTGCTACGGTTGCATCTCTCAACCTGTCATTAATTACCCGGACTACTTTTTCGGCAATTGCTTCTAAATTTCCACCTTCGCTTACAGTAAAGTAGTTTTTAATTTCAATTTTCTGATTGATAGTTTTTACACCTCCTATACCAGAACCGGACAAACCGCTTTTCCCAGTTGTATTTCCAAAATCAATATTTTTAGTTTTTGGAGTAATTATAGATTTAGTCAGGTCGACATCCGATTTCTTTTTATCAGCAGTTACACTCGCTGCAGAGCGTGCCTGCATTTCCTTCATATCCGGAAGCTTAAAGTTGCTTACTGCAGAAACAGCCCCCTTGAAGTCGAGTGTGATAAGCTTGTATGCTATTCCGGCTATCTGTCCAAACAGTTCCTTCAGATATAATAAAATAGGCCTTACTTTCAAATACATATTTTCAATACCACCACTCATTCCAGGAAACATTTTAATATAGTCACCAATTGCACCACCAACCTGCGTAATGAGATTCCAAACCATTCGTATAGGAGCTATTACAAGCTCCCAGGTTATTTTTAATCCGATCCCCATATAACTCATCAAATCACGAAACATCACTGATTCGTCATACAGGTTTTTGAAATAATTAATCACATCCAATACTCCCTGACCAATGGCAGTAATAACCGGTAAAGCTTTCATGCCTAATTCGATCATATTCCCTTTGATAAGGTTCGTAATCTGATGCCAGCTATCCAATGGAGTCATTGAATTTTTGTATGCTTCAGCCAATTGTCCCTGACTATTGGTAGTAAAATCAATAGTATTACGGAATTTTTCAGCATCCTGTGTTGCAGAAGCAAAAAAACCTGCAGCTTCCTGATCAAGTCCGATTTTGCCAAAGAACTTCGCACGACTCAAGTCGCTCAATCCTTTTGTCTTTGTTGCCAGCTGATCGATAATATTGGCCAATGGTTTAATTTTACCAGTACTGTCGTATAGGTTAATTCCCATTTGTTTGAATGCTTTTATGCGGTCAGGGTCAGCCATTGCCTTCATGGCATTCTGTGCCAATGTCGTTGCACGTTCAGACGTTTGACCCTGTGCTGTAAGATAAGCCCAGGCTCCTGCGGTTTCACCCAATGCAAAACCTGCATTCCTTGCCATAGGGATAAGCTTTGGAAGATACTGAGCAATGTCTGAGAACTCAGCATTCCCTTTGTTCAACGTTGCAAAAAGCACATCGTAAACCGTATTTATGTCACGTCCCGAAGAGTTCATCACGGCTACTGCCGACTTCGCCACTTCACCAACATCAGAAAAACCTGCCTTTGCGGCTTTTAAACTTGGCTCCATAACATCAAGTGATGTCTTTACATCAAGTCCGGCACTGATAATCTTATTGAAAGAATCCGGTATTTGCTCAATGGGCGCAATATTTTGTTTCCCAATATCAAGAAGTTTATTTGATAACCCGGTTAATTCAGTTTGAGTTAGCTGAGCGGTAACATTCACTTTTGCAAGTCCGGCATTCCAGTCGAGAGCCATATCAGTTGCCTTATATCCGACAGATACTACGGCAGCAGCACCGGCAGCAGCTAACATATACGGATCCGTAAGCATTCCAATGGCATTACCTACACCAGGGAACTTACTCGAAATGGCATCCATCGCTTTAGAGCCATCTAATTCTAACTTATTGATCGCATCCAACGGTTTCTGAACAGATGTAGTAACACCCTTCATAGGTCCTGTTACCTTATCAATTAATTCAAGAATCCATTTAGTCGTTTGTGTTGACATTCCCGTTAAATGCTTTTACTATATCATTGGCGACTTCTACAAGTGC